GCGTATGATGCTGCATTTGGTGACAAATTCCCTGATTGGCTTAGATTGCATCTCAATTCTGGTATCATTTCAGGTCCAGTTCGTGAACAATGGCCACCCACAAAATACGCAGATTCTGGTAATTTGCTGATGTTCTGAGACGGCACCAAACGCGTTATAAGTGTAAAACGGTACCGTCAACCATGTCCGACGCCATACTGCGAACTGTTACGTTACAAAATGAAGAGATTTTTAGAGAAGGTGTGAAAGTATATCTTAGTGCTCACAATCACGACTCTGGGATGTCAGAAACACAACCAAAGCAACATCCTAACGTAGCCATATACTTGAGAAACTCAAGCCCAAAACAACCAGAAAGCGTTGACGTCCAACGTGCCTTCATGGATAACATGATTCGTGTCGCAGGATTCGACCCTGCTGAATGCGTGGAATATATCGACAGAGATACCAGCGCAAAGCAGAAGCCAGCATTCACCGATAGGAAACAAGGGAAGTGTTTGATGGCAGATATCGAGGCAGGGAAGATTGACTACTTGTTCGGATTCAAGATTGACCGATTTTTCCGACGAGTCGAACAAGGTTCAGCATGGATGAATTTGATGGCCAGTAAATATCCTCATGTCAAAGTTCAAACCAGCGATTGTAACACCGCTTTGAATACTGCTGGTGGCAGAAGAATGTGGTTCCTAACTCTCTTCATGGCAGAAGATGAAAACGAGGTTCGTTCAGAGCGAACCGATGCTGGAAATCAATTCAAGCGAGAGAACTGTGAGAAGACTTCTCATGCCGTTTTCGGATGGTCTGAATACGATACTGGTGAAATGAATTTCACACAAGGTCGTCCTGTTGGAAACTTGATTAAAATGGAACCATGCTGGCATGAAATCGCTGTCATTGAATGGGTTCATGAGAACGCAGCAGACAAGAAAAAAGGTCTGTCCTATGCTGCTATGGCAAGGAAACTCAATCACATCGGGATCAAGACCGCTACTGGCCGTGAATGGACAGCATCATCCATTGGAAATCTGGTTAGAAGGCCAGCCAAGATGCACGAACAATTGCATCAATTTGAGGATGAGAGACCAAGCCGAATGATTTCATATCCGTTTAGAACTTTCAAACCTGCTCGCCGTGTTTAGAGTAATGCAAGACCAACAATCTCGTTGATTCGATCCTGTTCAACCAGTCGGTTGAAGTCGTGGAAATCTTGACCTTCATGTGTCCATTGCTCAAAGTCTCCAGCCTGTCCCTTCCGATTCTTCCAGAAAAAGAAATCGTTGCTGAAAAACCAAGGGAGAACAATTGCAACATACTGCTTTGGCCATTTGTCGTATTGTTCAATCCTGTTTGCGTTGATTGGGTTGTTATGCCAATACTTGTCGATAAGTTGGATTAGTCCAGAACGAGTATCTTTGATGCAAACCTCACGCCGATACCACGTCATAAACAGGTCTTGTTTTGCTTTCTGGGGTCCTCGCACCAATGAAGGCCAATTATGGACAGTTTGACGTTTAACTCCGATTTTTCTTGCAATCTCGGCAGTTGTTAGTTTACTCAATGTTAGGCTTAATGCTTCATGAAATGATATTTCTTGCATAACTTGCATTTCTTACCTACCTATTTGTATCTTCACACTTTCTACAAATAGCAAAAAAACGGATATTAGGTATGGCGAAAGGCAGTAATGACGTAATCCTAAGAGACAGACTTCAATTTGACATAGATGCAAACGGTGATACCTCACTTGTTTATGGAAGAATTGACTTATCCGACTATGTTTCAATCCCAGAAAACAAGGGATTGGCAATCAAAGAGGTTCGATTTCAACTGCGTACGCGTGTTGAGAATGCTGACGGAGTATGGCCTAACTACATGGGACCTGAATCTCCCAATACATGGGGTAGCACAGCCTATCAATCATCAGTAAAACTCTTCGCTACGACTACAGCATATGAGCAGATTAGTGATGTTGGTATCGGTTCTCCTAACGTCCTTTGTGTATTTGAGAAACAATCTTATCTTGCTGCTGACCTTACTGGTGCAGATGTAACAGCAGCAGTATTGGATACCTACGAACATATGTTTGGGACTCCTGACCTTCACCCAGAAGGCTATGATGTTGTTACCGATTTACTAATTGGAATCGGTGTTGAGAACTGTAAGTCTTCGTTTTTAGCCTCCACAACCGCAGAACTTGACATTATGATTATTGCAGAACCTAAGAAGATCACACAACGAGACTTAACCCAAATGCTCACTCAGGCTTCAGACCTCTGAGGTGGTATAATTGACTACAAGGATCGAAGATGATATCGAGGATGCTCTGGATGGTGATTTCAGTCGTCTTGTGGAACGTGGTGCGAATGCTCGTAGGTTTGCGACTTTAGGTGCTAAGTTAGGTTCAGTTGTCCCAGTAGCGGGTAGTGTAGTTGGTGCTACATTGGGTGCTGTTGGTGGTTTTATTCTGGGTGATGATTACATCACGTTTACTATGCCTATGATTGCTATACCTGCACATGAAGCATTCCTACTGTCAAGACCTCCTACTCAGCAAGTCTACATTAGGGCTGGAGAAACTCTGGTCCCTACTGGTGGTAATGTAACAGATGTAGCACAAGGCGTGGCACAAGCAACTTCTATTGAGCAAGCGATAGAAGTTCCTAAGCCTCGCAAGAAAACTACTGCCTATCAACGTCGATACAAGAAGGCGTTCAAAGGAATAGCAAATAGATACAAACTCAAGAATGGTAAGTGGAAGAAGGGTGGATTCAAGGCAGCCGTTAGGGCAGCACACAAGCAAGCAGGGGGCAAGAAGTAATGTCCTTGCGTCAGATTAAGGAAACAATTGAAATCAATAGTATCACAACCGATTCTGATGGTAATGCGTATATGCAAAAGCGCATCAATCTAAAGGAAGGATACGTGCATCAGTTAATGCAAGTAGACTTGTTTGAGGATGCTTTACCATACATTCGTGGGGGTGCTCCAGACCGTCCTAATATTGAGGTAGTAATATCCCCTTATCCTGCTATACCAACAGAGATGGATTTCCAGCAAAACGTTCCTATCTATACTCATAGATATCCATCGGCGGGTGATGATTCTGTTCTGTTCAAGGCGTGTGGCGATATGGTTGAAAATACGTTTACTGATTGGCGACAGTTTCCAAGCCCTCAAATTGCTTCACAATCGTTTCTTAGATTCTATTCCAATCACGTCTACATCAACGTTCACTTGATGGGGATTCCAGACACGGAATATGGGAACATCGCCTTGTCTTTCCTTATGGTTGTGGGCGACAAAAAAGTGCCAATCTTAGAGTCTGGCATAGGCATTATTGCTGAAATGCACAATGCCATGTGTGCCGAATTGATGTCAAATGGCCATATGGTGACGAGAGCGAACCTGCAAGGCAACGTTTTCCCAATGTGGCGGTTTGGTGGAATACGCCCAGAACACGTCGTTACACCTTCTGCAACGGGTTCCTATTTCCTTCCAATTGCCAATAGAGATGAAGAAGTGATGCAAACTACGGCTGCAATTCGATCCGCAGTAGCAGCAGCACGTCAAATGAGTGCGTATGATGCTGCATTTGGTGACAAATTCCCTGATTGGCTTAGATTGCATCTCAATTCTGGTATCATTTCAGGTCCAGTTCGTGAACAATGGCCACCCACAAAATACGCAGATTCTGGTAAT